GGATTGGATGTCTTCAACTTTCTTAATGGTAATCGGCATGTTGCTAATTTTTTCTATAGTTGTTGTTTTAGTGTTTACACTTAAATCGTTTGTATTTATACTCGGTATTCTAATATTGTTAGAAATGACGGTATTAGTAAAAGAAGTTATATTGGCGTCGCACATTTCTTCGGGTATTTTACCGTCGAAAAGAGCTTTTTTAGTAAATAATTTTAGCTTTTCACCCTTTTCGCCATCATCTTCTTCTTTATTATCGTTCCGCTCTTCATCATTATTCTTGATCTCCGGAACTGGGACCTCTTCTTCGTGGTCTACAGTTTCTTGTTCAACGGATTCCTCTTCAATAACGACGGTGCCGTAAAGCGCCAAAACACCCTTAATACCACTTGCTGGATTCGCCACTAAACCGGCTCCAACGGGAATAATAGGACCTCGCAAGATACGAAAGACATTTAGATCCCCAACTTTACCCGAACCTTTTTTAAATTTGAGAGTTGAATTATATTGTTTAAATTCTTTGCTACCTTTGGCGTAAATTTTTCCATCCAAAACACGTAAGGTCGGGCTCACGCAAATGTCATAATATTCAAACATTATTTCAAATGAGGTAGACGCCCTTCCGTCTTCTAAAGAAGAAGATTCTTCAATAAATTGGCATAATTCTTTATTAACAACCCTCCATAGATAGCCGCCAATAACAAATTCAACTCTTTCGCCCAATTCAACGAGTCTTGAAACAAGATCTTTTTGTACATATATCCCATTGGAGGTAAACCCGCACTCATTAATAGACCCAACTATATCGCTTCTCTTATGCTCCAAATCGATATACTTCATTTTAAAAGTATCGGATATCGGCACAAAATCATACGGCATAATTGCATCGCCGTTTCTATTTGCATAACCTATTTCAAGAAGAGTCGAGGCGATAAATAGTAAATCTGGGTTTCTCTGAATATCTTCTACAATTTTTTCACTGAAAACATTAGCTAAATTTTCCAAAGACGCTTCCGCAAAGTTCTCTGGCGTACTCGTCAAAACTTTTGCGGTTGAGGTAAATTTAGAAAAGAGTTTTTCTGTTTCAGGCATGATTAATGCAATACACTTAAAATCTAACGTTTTATACTATACATTTGTATGCCAGAGAGGCATTCCAACCCGATAAATCGTGGGACACCGCAATATCATCGATAACATTACCGATATCATCGCTAATTATCTTTGGTTCCTTAATATACATCTTCGCGGTTTTAGACGTCCAATCGTCAGGACTTTCATTGACGACGATACATTTGGTCAATGTTTCCACTAACTCTTCTTGCTCATGATTTAACGTATTTTGGTCAAGCTTGTATTTTTTACACAATTCAGCTTTTACTAATTTTTTAAGAGAGTTGGCAATAGGGACTAATTCAATAAATTTCGCCTGACTATATCTATTTTCCTCTTCAACATCAGAGCCTTTAGTGCCTTGCGGCGTCATCTTTTTTGTAGATTGGGGCGCTTTAGTGCCTTGCGGCCTCCCGTTTGCACCGGCAGCGGGATCTTTAGCACCACCGATTAGAGGCGCATACAATCCCTTATCTCTCTCTTTTTTGTATTCCGTTTGAGAGTGCTTGGAAGTCTCAGATTCTGGTAAAACACCACTTGTTAACGCCGTATTCAGTTCATCAGGAGTTAATAAACCGACTTCGGCCATGCGTAAGAAGATTCTCGCCATGACGCTCGGATCTGTGATATCAATCTCTTCAAATTCTACCTCTGGAATGCTCTTAAAGTTCATTTGTTCGGCGATAATCCGCATCTCGGGAATAAGGAATTCGTTTAAAAAAGCCTCTTGGCCCTCTTTCATTCTTTCGATAAAGACCTTCGCTTTAATTTGAGCATTTGCGAATTTATCGTCTCCCATCATAATCGATTGAAGGCCCTCTTTAATATCTTGCTCTACCTGTTTATACTTTTCTGGTCCTAGAATAGCGCCGATGTCGGGAATCTTCCATTCAGCCTTAGTTGTATAGTCGGCGACTAATACCCTTCCCAACGTTTGGCTGTTAAAAATTGTTCTAAGATTCGCTAAATTTTCGGGATTGATGCCGCCGCCGTATTGATCAGTTTTTTCACCAGTTGTAATTAAGAGAATCACCTGTTCAATTGTACGAGACAACGACATATCCATTTTCTTTAATTCCAACTTCCATTCGATATCGTTTAATACAGGATAAACCATCGGAATAGCCATCGGTTGGTAATCTTGTTTTTTGTAAAATACATATCGTAAACGTTTCGGGTCTAATGGAATGTATAACTCTCCCAAACCCCCGCCTCTTTTAATTAAATCTTTCGTTTCTGGAGGTAGGGAATTAAAAACCTGTCTGTCTTCGTCTGTTTGGGGAAATCTTAGTCGATCAATTTCATAAGAACTCATGATCTTTACCCATTGCCCCGGAGAATAACCTAAACCATTTTGTAAATAAACTTGAGAAGGATTTAAAGTATAATATCTAATTGGAATAAGATTCCCCTTCACCCCAATTCCTTTTACTTTTGCCATTTGGGAGTCGGGAATTCTCCCCATCATTTTATAAACAAACCAGTTACCTGAACAATAACGCTCTCTAAAGAATTGCTCTTTGACTTTAAATAGTCCTATAACGTCGAACCACGCCTTATAAAAATCGTTCGCAGTTGTATTCGAACCCTTCAAATGAATCCTACTATTACTGAATTCAACTTGGGATTCGATAGTGTTACGGACAACAGCCACGCCCGCGTATGCTTTTTGCGCCAAGATAATAGCTCTAGAAATACTAATTCTACCGTTAGAAGTTTCCCAAGGTAAAATTTGAGAATCGATATTAGCATAAGCATCTATAGGTGACACTTCCGGCGATCCACCGTCTCTATATGAACGAGAAGCGCCGCCGCCACATGCTGCGACAGCCGTAAAATGCTCGTTGTCGTCGAATTTATAATCTAGAGTGGGCATCAATTGCCTTTGTACGACTTCTTTAGCTACCGCTTCTTCTACCACTACTCTTTTAACGTTATTCCAGTAGTCTAGATTTTTCTTTTCATATTTACGTTTTGTCATAGCTCAATGTCTTAATTGTTAACTTTATATACTATCTACCTCGGGCTCATTCAAACATTCAATATATAGTTTGAACGCCCAATTTCTCAGTAACAACGCTGAGGATAGTGTTACGGACAACAGCCACGCCCGCGTATGCTTTTTGCGTCAAGATAATAGCTTGTACGACTTCTTTAGCTACCGCTTCTTCTGCCACTACTCTTTTCCAGTAGTCTAGATTTTTCTTTTCATATTTATGTTTTATCATAGCTTAATGTCTTAATTGTTAACTTTATATACTATCTAATTTACACCCAAAAGTAGTTAAATGTTAAAATATTGTACAATTATCCCAAAAACGGAGCAAAAGTCGCAAAAGTCTTTACCTCGGGCTCATTCAAACATTCAATATATAGTTTGAACGCCCAATTTCCCAGTAACAACGCTGAGTACAAGTCCTTACGCACTCTATTCGCCTGTTTACTTCTTCGCAAAGACAATGGTAAATCAAACGACATTGTTCCAAGTGCGCTTGTGCTAATTTCTATAAGTGCGCATTCTTGTTTTGTGACATCTATCCAATTATCTTGGTCTTCGATAAATTCCTCGATATCAATATCTTTAAAGGATTTATGATCTTTTAGTATATCCATACTGGTACCCGATATTCTGGAAAGTTCGTTGGCATTACTATTAATCTTACCAGCAAACATTAAATTCTTTCTATCAAAGCAACCTTGCATATATTCATTTGCGGATCTTAAAAAATTACCAGCGCCGAAATGTTGTTTTTGTACAATTCTTTTTTGCTGCAAGTTATAACTTTTTTTAATTTCTTTTATAAGATCAGAATTATCATGTTTAGCAAAATCCGCTTGTATGTCCAATAATTCTATTTTACTATCTTTAAATAGTTTAGAATTATTTGAAGAATTAATAAATTCATTACTATCTCCACCAGAAGAGTCAATAGCTACATAAACTACATTAAATTTTTTAAGTAAAAAATATAAATAAAGAGTATGATCTTTAAGACTTCCGCCCGCAACTGCGTAACAATGCACAAGAAGGGGAATTTTCTTCCCGTCTTTCTTGACGATTTTTAAAATAACCATTGCAAAATAGTCAGAGTGCTCTGCCGAAGAGAAAGATGGATCGATTGAAAGAATATATTCCGATCCATTATCGCCCTCTATTTCCATACATGGCGATTGGCCATTTGGGATTGTGCATTCTACCATTTTTTTAGCAGAATAGTAAGAGTCCGAGTCTGCTGTGAAAATTGCCCTATATTCTCTATCGAAAACGCTTTGACTAGCGCCTTGTCGTGCCTCTTCAATAACTTTTGCATTTAACAATCCCTTGGGAGCGGCTTCATAACTGAGTCTTGAAACAAAATAGGAAATATTTTCACCAACACCAAGCCTCACCTCCTCTTCGCCACTGTCTCTCTTTGTAATACCTCCTTCCATAATATTGGACACCCAATAAGAATACTTTTTGTACATGTCTTCGAACTGGAAACCAGCCGAACTTAAGGCGATAACTTTAATATTTTCATCTAAAGTTGTTCTCTGGTCATTTCTTATTTTCCCCTGTGCCACTAGTTTGTCTTCGATACGATCAATTTCCATTTGTGAGGAAACATTATTTGAGGAGACGAGGAATGGTTGAATTACTTCTGTAATAACATTAGAATTCATGTAATTATACTCATCGATAATGAGAGTATCTGCACGGAAACCACGAATCTTTGTTCCATCGCCCAAAGGTAAACAAACAATAGAAGCCCCATTTGGTAATGCCCATTTCCATTCATCGTTTCTCTTTTGCAAATCGCTAGGAAAACAACTTTTAATATTATGAGCCCCATCTGCGTTTACAAACTTTTCGATTTGTTCAAGAATTCTTCTGGTCGCACGAAAGACGAACGAAATTAGAATGATACGATTATCGGGGTTGAAGACTGACCAAAAAAGACAGAAAACTGCTGCCGTGAAGCTATTATGATGAATAGCTCCATCTGACCAATAACACTCTTCTTTGTCTACTGTTATATCACAAGTTTGAGTTTTCCACGGTATTATAGATTCAATTTTATCGATATAAAAATCGCTATCTATTAGCTCTTTAAGGCTATTTTTTTCTTTACCTTCTGGGATTAATGGAAAAATCTCCTTAAGTTTTTCTAGATTCATTGAATCGTGTAGCTCAAACTCTTCTTTTTTAAATCCACAGTGAGTAAATTTTTTCTTCAAAGCTTTCCTGAGATTCGGTATAACATTATCAAAATAAAGACTCTTTGGATTCTTTAGAGCTAAATATTTTTCAACTCTCTCTCGTTTTCTGGTTAATCCGAACCCAATAATTTGATTGAATTTTTCTATATATTTACTCCCAGTAATAATCACCTTATAATCGTCTTGAGTTTCGCAGAATTGTCCATTTACCAGTTTATTTTTTTCTCCAGACGAATGCAAAGCGAATGAAGAGACAACACCGAAATTCAGCAACAATGTATGAACCTGTTTAGCCATTTCTTTAGAAGAAGAACTATACCCGATTAGACAACTAATAGATTTCTTTTCCTCCTTCTCCATCAATGAAACGTAACCGCCGGTATCGAAAAGACCCCGAAGAATCATAGCAATTTTATCACCCGAAACAGATAATAGTTTAGAGGGAATTTTTTTATAGACCGAATGTAATGATAAATCAAAGCCAAGAGACTCTAAAACACATGTTAGGTTTTGGTTAGAAATACATGCGCCGGATGTTTCATTATCAACTTTTTTATACTGTTCAATATTATTTTCTGGTGCTATCTTCTTGTAATAATCTATTAAAAAATCAATCATTTCTTTATCAGGAGATGTAATTCCAATTTTGTGAGTAGTACAATCGTCTCCTAAGAGCCGTCCAATATAATAATAAAAGTCTAAATCGTTTTCAATATTAACTAAAAATTTTTCTTTCACCTTACTATCAAAATCTAAACTTTGATTTCCCCAGTAATTAGGACCGACTTTTATTGGAATAAGATTCTCTAAACGAGTATCTTCTATATTTATAAACTTGGTTTCAAATGTTTCTGGATCGTAAATTTTAAATTTATGACCCTTCTTTGCGATAAAACTATAGCCTTTTTTTGTCGTAACTTTAAATCCGTCTTCTTCTGGATTAAACCATTTATTTAATACTTTTTGAACGCCCTTTTCGGCATAAATATTATCGCCAACTTCCACATTTTTTATTGGAATAATTCCCTTGTTCGTTAATACTGAGCTATTAATGTCTATGCATTTACTCATGCCTCGGCCCCAAATTGCCATCGAATAATCATTTCTCATCCATCCCTTTATCATTAGCTCTTGAAGGGGGTAAATTTTTAAATTTGCCAATAATTCCAAACAAATACTTGGATTGGCAAACAAGTATTCGGCGAAAGTCTCCATAGCCTCCTGATCAGTTAACTCTCCTTCTAGTTGCGATAACTTTTCATTTGTATCTTCCCATTTCTTTATACGATTTTTTCCTGCGTCCCAAGCCATAATTTATAATAATACTAACTTTTTTAGTTCATAGAATAACTGAAGGTCAGTCTTCTTTACTTGTTCACCCAACTCAAAAATCTTAATCACGCCATTTTTCGCTTCGATACGTCCATTGACGAATAGAACTTGGAAGTTATCATATTTCTGGAGCAAATCTCTCAAATTTTTAAATACATGTGCTGGCGTGGTTTTTACATATCGTAAACCAATGTATTTTTTGGCCAGAAAGGTAAAACCCAAACAGTCATTAATGTCGTTCTCGACTAACATAACAATATAGCTCTTATCTTTAACAGCTCGTTCTATTTCTCTTTCGAAGCGTCCAAGATCTTTTGTAAGCGTACCTATAAAATCCAATAGACTCTTTCTCTCTACGTAGATTTTTTTATCATATGGTTTTGTTAGCGCATAATCGCCAACGTTTACGGCCTCAATAACCGAGTTATTAAAAGATAGCGGTTTTTGTTCTCGACTATCCACAATAATCTTTGCCTCAACTGGGAGTTTTTTAAATACCAAATCTTCGTTGGTATATTTTAACTGCATACCCATTTCAGTACAAATTTTATTATAGCCACCGATAAAATCAAAATAAGGAATTGTTGGACACGGAAGGGATCTTAATTCAACCTGCGAGGGAGCCCACCGAAGATTTTTCGATTCCTTCCTCAATTTAAGCCAGTTAAGAGACCATTTTTTTCCCTCTTCGACGTTTGTTTTGAGGTATTTTTTAAGGTTATTCTTGTCTTGGAAGTCGTTGCTTAAATACTGTTCGACAGACTTAAATTCCAACGTCTCTCCCGTTAATAAATCCTTCTTGTTGCAATATTGAAGATAGTAAGTCTTCTGGGAAACTTTTAGCTCTTTAAGATGATAGTGCAGGGCATCCAAATCATCAAATTCTGTCTTATCCACCAAACAAACAAATGCCATTTATTCTTTATTTTACTTAATAATGCTCTTCGGGTCAAGCCCAAATATATGTGCTTTAATAGTATCCAAGGCTGACAAACGCTCAACTTCTTCACTCAGTAAAGCTTGTCTGTCCCTTGCGGCCTGCAACATAAGTTCTCTACCAGCCTTTTCTTTCCACATCTTGATGAATTCGTGGAGATTGGATGTAGCGGCTAGACGATTTTTATGCCGAGTGGCGCGAGAGCCAACGAGAGAATCTTGAAGATCAGCGACTTGTTTTTTGGCAGAATCTAAATTTCTTCTAGATTTATCTAACAACTCAACATAGGTCATACTAAGTCGTTTAGCATCTATAGAGTTATCATTAAGAGTTTCGTCGATTTGAATTTCCAGCATCTGAATTTGAGCTTCTATACTTACACAAGTAACTGTTTCAGCCGCCAATGAGATATATTGCTCCACCTCTTCTCTTAATAAGTCCGGTTTGTCGTAGGTATGTCCTACAAAAGTTGATTCGAAAAGATCCCTCAAGTGCTTTTTTTTATAACCACTCGCTTGAATGCTAAACCTACGAATCTTCATAAACCCATGAAGTGCCCTAAGATTCTTTATTTCTTGACTTGGAAGCTTTTTAATATCGTCATGGCAACGAATATTTTCATAATACATTTTCAGTTCATCATTTGGATTCTGTACATATCTATTCACAACATTGACTAAATGATAAAGACTCTTAGGCGCTTCGTAGGTTTCTTCATCCACTATTTCATCGTTAGAGCGGATATAGGTAGGGGCGACCTCTTTAATGTAATTATAGACCGCCTGAGCACGCATGTCCCTTGACGCGATACCCTTATCTTGAAATATATGTTTAGCCATTTCCATCCATTCCATTTTTCCTATGTTGGACTCAATGAATTGTTGGGCTTCGACTTCTAGTATGTACGGATCTTTCTTTCTGTACCGGGAAGTCTCAATTTCTAAACCGGATTCTGAAGCAAAAATTCTAATCTTCTTACCAATTTTATTACGTCCGTCTGCTTTTTCATCACCGGTAATGTACCGGGTCATTGTAACTAAATCAGTAGTAGAAACATTATCTAAAATGTATTTTTTATCCGCTTTTGTTAATTCGTATTCTTCTTCGGCCATTATACTAAACCCTCTTCATTTATAATTTCTCTCGCTCTTTCAACAATTCGTTTTTTTACCTTACGAATAATTTGATATCCTGGAATATCACTATTATTGCATTTTTTGTAGTCTAAAATTTTTCCAGCCTCTTGCTCACTTTTATTTTCAATATAGATTAATTTATAAATACTATATTCATAAGGCTTTAGCGTTTCTTTCATTTTTTCATCAATTATTACTTTGGCACTATCAATTTCAATAAAGTCGTGTTGAATATTATTGACTTCCTGAATGTGGTTTTGAAGAGGTAGCGATTGTTTTACATTATACTGATTTCCTTTTTTATTTTTCCACTTAGCGAACAAAGGACATTCGGCGCATTGTTTACCACTTTTTGTATAAGAGCAAAATTCTTCGCCCAAATTATAAACACACCCTCTTCCCTGAATACAGGGTCTCGAATATTTATATAAGTTATCTCTTAGCAAACTTCTTATTGCATTCGTAATCAAGCGATTAGCCCAACGAATAAATTCTCCTTTTTCCCCGTCGTAAAGATGATATTTGTTAAAAATTCTAATCAATAAGATCTGCCTCACATCTTCCCAAGCTATTGTAGAAAGATACCATTTTGATTTCCTACTATCTACAATTTTTTCTATTTCAGGAAGCCTCTCCTCAAAAGTCAGAAGCATCGATTAGTTTGTTTTTTGCTGCTCGTGAACCGTATTTTGAGCCGTAACTTTTAGTAAGTTACTAAGAACATTAGCATTGGATCGAGTAGATTCAATCGCGCCACTACTATTCTTGTTTAATTCCTCAAGGGATAATTGTTGTCCTCTTTCAATTCTGGCGTCTGGCCCCATTGTCTTTAAATCGTCGGTTTTCATAAAACGTCCAATACTAATTTTTGTACTGGCTAATGAAGGTTTCCTAAATTTAACCGTTGGTCCCGTATAGATCTCTTCATCGTCGTATTCGTAATCGGAAGATCTTTTTCCATCGCCCACTCTTGCTATAGCGGGTGTAGAAGTTACTTGATTAACGGGAGTTTTTTTAAAGGCTGCATCATATGGATGACCACACGAGCAACAGAAGCTCGGTTTTTTTCCTGAATATTCAGCACCATACCCACAGCTTGCGCAAAACGTCTTCATAATAGTTTAATGTTTATAGTTATATATTACACGAAAAAGTATAAAAAAACACTATTTTAGTGTTAGTTTGTTAAAAATAGTTTAATTTTAGCCAAATAACACTAAAAAACCCCGTTTTTTAACGAGGTTTTTATTCATTAACAAAAAAAATATACTATTATAATATAATTAGTTAAAAAACTACTTTGCTTGAATTTCTATTAAACGTTTATCAATAAAGTCTTTAGTGTTCTTGCTTTGTATAACTTTTCCGTCTTTTGAATATTCACCATGAGCATCGATTAATTCTGGTTTAATAATCTTATCAAATATCCCCTTTTCCTTCGTTTTCACGTTTTCCAAGGCAACATAGGTTTGACTAGCTATCTTGTTCTCTTTAATCGCTTTCAATAAAGCTGGAGTGGCAACAATTAAAGCACCACCCACAAAGATAACCGTTACCACCCAAACCGGGACAACTGCCGCCGCTATGGATAAACCGATTGAAACCGCCGCCGCGAAACCCAATTCTTTTTTGAAAATCGGCGAAAAAATCGCGCCAGCGCCCGTAGCAAGGGCGGCAAAACCAAAAAGAGAAACTAACCACATTCTGCGTTTCGACTCTTCCTTTTTTTCTAATTCTTTCTCGGTCGAATCGGCGATTATTTGATTATTTGCGTCGTTTAACGATTTCTGTAACTCTTCAAGTTCCTTATTCTTTTGTACCTCAAGAGCATAAAGCTCTTTATTCTTTTGTTCAATAAGTTTATTAGCGATATTCTCAGCATTCCTAGCAGCCAATGCCTCTTCTCTTTTAACATTGTATTGTTGTTTTAATTGTTCTAAACTAGTTTGAGTTTCATCTAATTCTTTTTTTAATAGATCGTTTTGCTCCAACATGGTCTTGGTAGATATAGGCGGCGAAAAAGACAAAGCCGTTTGAAGTTTGTAATCTATCAAGATATCTAATCTATCTTTGTTTGGCACGAGATCTGAGGCAAGCTTTGCCCCATAGACGTTTTCGGTGGATTTTTCAAAATTACTTTGGACTTGTTTTAAAAATCCATCTTTTGCAGTTTCTATTTCATGTAGTTTTTTCGTTGTTTCTACATCTTTTTGTTTTTTAACCTCTTCGATTCTCAACTCGACTGCTTGTTTATTTTCATAGCCTGCTTTTTTGGCTACATAAGTGCAACCACTTAGAAACATACCAATTGATAATAACCAAATTGCCGTTCTATTATTTTTGTATATCATAATACTATTCCCTTACAGTTAAATTAAACCTTGAACTCCAAGATAAAAGTCCGTCAGAAACCCTTACTGTAATTTCAGCCACACCGCTTTGATTATAAACGGGGGTAACAACCATAAAAATGCCCTCCGGTGTTCTACTAACTATAATTCTTTGTATGGGTGCTAAGATCGCGTTATTCGAAGTAACGACTATGTTCAATTGATCAATTGAAGATTCCGCATCAGAAATCACCAATGGAATTCTACCCGAATTAGTGTTTTTTGGGATCGTTCTTGGACCCAAGAACCCAATTTTTGGAGCAGTGTTCGGCGCTGTTTTGGAAACCGTATTCGTGTAACCGGAAAACCCCATACCATTAAAGGCTTGTACTCGGTAAAGATATACGCGACCCGGCGTCAAAGTTTCATCGGTGAATGAAGTAACATTCGACCCAACGTCTATTAGCTTGGCGAAATTTCCACCTTGAACCCTTCTCTCTATCTTAAAACCAGTTTCATTGTTCGAATTATCGATCCAAGATAATGTCAAAGAACTTGCCGCGAAAATATTAGCCGTGAGTAGGATTAATAATAGAGACGCCTTAATCAGTTTTTTTAATTTCGTCATTTGCAATTGATCCTTCTATAATTGGTTGTGCTGCAACTTTCGTCGTTTCGAATACCGATTTAATAGCATTAAATGCAAATATCGCCCCCAGAAACAGAGCCGTATTTCCGTCCAAAGGAATCCATAAGCCTGTTTTGATCACAGTAACGGACCAAGTTATCAGTATGATTGCTAAAATGACAGATCCAGCCCATCTCCCCCATGAAGACTTTGAATTACGATGATCGGCGAGAGCTTCAACAATTTTTCCAAATACAGTTTCGAACATAACTTTTAGTTAGACGAGATTGAGATTTTTTCAGTATATAACGTCAATTCAAAAACGGCGTAACTACCACTTATTCCGAATGTGATATCAATCGGTGCATTTAATATGCCAGTTGGAATCTCTTCAATTATATTGGTAACTAAGACCCCCGAACCGTAAAATATATCATCTAAGGCCATTTAGACCTTTAGTTGAGAGTCAATACAGCGGAAACTTTAATATTGTCACCTAGCGATAAAGGTATATAACGAATATATGTCGTTTCATTAGCCTTATCGGTCGTATTGTAAACTGTCCAATTCAAGCCGTCATCGGTTGACTTTTGAAAAGTACCAGCGGGGGCTACCGTTGTATCATTAACTAGTAATCCATTAGATACCGCGTCATAGAGTCTAATTCTGAGGGTAGGAACGGTACTACCGAACGCCGTAGCGAATCTCCAAGCGAAACGCTTACTTGTAATACTGGAATTGGCTACTGACGGTTGATAATTGGAGAGAGTCGAAAGATCTTCGTATAAAACAGCCAACGACAATAGACGAGCCGGGACACCGAGAACACCAATAGTACGAAATTCAAACATGAACTGAATACTCGGCGCGGCAGCGACACCGCTAAGATCTGAATAATCGTTTAATAAAGTCCAAGAACCCGAGTCGTCATTAATACCAGCGGTCCGAAAATAAATACGAAAAGGCTCTGTAGCCATGCCAAGATTTTTGCCATCTTTACCGCCGATGACTTCGACATCATTAAGATAGGCTCTGATAAATTTACTATTATCCGGCGTCATAATCTCTGGACTTACAATACGAGCCTTCGTTGTGGAAGCATATTCCCAATCTCCTCCAAGAGGAATCGCATACACTTTATTGATTGGAGCTGTAGTACCGATTGTCGCAATGTAAGATATCCCGCCTTCCGACCAAATTGAATAAGGACCACCCACAATTCCGGGAACGGGTGTAATCGAAGAATCTGAGGTTGACTGATCGAGTTGTCTAATGTCGCATCCGAAAATTCTATCGAACTGGCTAGAATCGGTTACATACCTAGTTACGTAACTTCTAAATGGCGTTGTAACTGCGTTTACTGGCACAATAAATCTATCAATCGCAGCGGAATATTCAATACTATTCATCACCGAAGATGCGGCGAAAGTATTCGTACCACCGGGGGGAATTTCAACGGCGTTATCAGCTATCCACGTTGTTGAGCCTGACGCGATAGTCGAAACATCATTTGTCCGATACAACCTTGAGGTTGTCGTAAAATAAATACAATTTAGTCCAGCACCGGGACCATGATTCGTATTTGCCATACGGCCATTGTTGGCCTGAGAAGCGACTCCCACCAAAGCGCCGGGTTGAGCCGTTCTTAAAATAAATGGGTTGGTTGCGCGGCCAGCGGTAAGAGCCAGTGGAGCGCGGACGTTATACTTATATAAGAACGGATTAGAATTGCCGTCTAAAATATAAATATTCTGATTTAAATTGTTTGTTTTTTCCTCTAATGCCCCCCCAAGCGCTGCTGTATTTAAAACCGTATTGGCGTCAATAATCTGATAAGTCGCACGGAGATTATCAACTGCCGAACCGGAAGCAATCGCAGTACCAGCGGGTGAAAAAATTTCTGGCCGCAAACCCTTTGTAACGAATAACCCCCCGGCTGCGGCTGTGATATTCGTTGTAATAGTTAATGCTCTCAAATCTTCCACTACATATGGGGTTCCAGTGGGATACGAGCCGGTTATAAAATTTACAAGTGTCATCGCGGTATTCGTCGCGCTTCCTGAAACCTCACCCCATTCATTTACGAGACTCGGGGTACTAGTACCAAATCCGATTCGGCACCCAGACGATATACCCGAGAGAAAATCGGTTCCGTTTCCTGTAACTGACCTTGATTGAGCGGCGACTGTACCAGTGGTATACAAATCGTAGGTCATTCTCATACCCCTCACCGTAGCGGCGGTATTATTCGGAAAATTTAAAGTAACGAAACCGTCAATGGAAAAACTGGCATCTCGTCTATCATATGTTGCTTTAAGAATACGTCTCGTCGCTAACGCTGTCGCGTTATCTGCGAAGAAAACCCAATCAATATCATCAGACCAACGCATGGCCCATGGATACGCGACCGCAACAGCTGTAGAATATTCCATAGGTCGAACCAACCCCACCGGCAATGGTCCAGCCCAATTGTCTTCGGAATTATTCCCGCTAAGTTGGACCATCGTCGGTCCAAGTCCTAATCTTGTTTGGTTGTATGTCCCCGTGGAACCGTATTTATAAGTAGACAGTTTTCCGAAGCGGACTTCTGATGCGATTTTGCTCATATTCTGATAATGTTAAAGTTTTGTGCCTGTAATATTGACGATGCAAGTGATTATACTCGTACAACTTCTGACCGCGAACTCCAAGATATCTCCTTTAGCCACAGTCTTATTCCAATCTATTACAGATACACTGTAATCTTTTATTTTGTTACTCAAATCGGGACAATCGTTTAATTTGTTTTTCTATAGATAGATACGCTATTTTATGATTCAAAACCAAAAAAAAACGCACCTCTATAGAAATTGAATCAAATTAGCCCCTTTTTGTTGTTGGATCAAAGGGTGTTCCTTTAATTACCGTCACCGTTCCATCTGGATTTTTTACATAGTCAAGCGGGGGTCTTTGTGATTGCGGTGTTATACCGTCTTGCACCGCGATTGTCTCCAGCGCGTCTATCAGTAACTCATTAAATTTTACATATATCTTGGCTTTATCTCCGAGGGAGGTAAAAAGAGTCGCGGATTCAAAACCGCTGTCGAATAACGACTTGTTTAACTGTTGTTGAATTCGAAGAATTCTTTGATAAGCCGTCGTTAGTGCGGTAACAGCATCATTCTTAGCGTCTTCGATTACACGATCCCTTTGGGTTGTCTCTTTATTTAGTTCTGGCATGGTATTTTATATTTATAATTTATTTTGTCTCTAAAAGTATAGTTAGTTTCTCCAAATCTCTTGATTTACTAATTTATTATGCAGCTCGACACCAAGAATTAACTCGGATTTACGAGGAACGGGCTCAACTTTACTCCTAATATCGTGAAGGCTTTCGATATTATAGGCCAAAACGTCGTCTTCCTTGGTATATTGTTCAACATTATTGAAATTATGAATGAAAGAAGGTTTCCCAATAAACTCGTATATTTTGCTCATGGTATACTCTGGATTATGGGTCAGAGCGTCCATTTCCACAAATAATATTCGATCAGATTGGCCTTTCGCCAAAGCATCTTTGATCATATTGAAGCAGAATCCTACCGGTTCAGTCGCGCTGGCCCAAATATCACAGCGACCCTCGGTAGTCTTGGATTTAATCAAGTCTTCTGGCCTAAATCCCCATTGAGTCTTTGCATTCATTTTACGATATAGGCTCTCAAAGCTAGCCAACACTTCTCTAACTTCTCTAACCGTCGCTATAATTTTTGCCTTCTTTTGAAGAATGAATTCCAGCATTTCGATGTCGCCTATCCAATTTCGGCTTTTATCAATGATAATTTTCTTATCTGTTTGATAATAAGCGTTTAGCAAAGCCATTTGGCAGGCTCGTAGCCGCTCGTAACTAATCCCCTCCGCCTTATGCTCTATGCAGTTTGCCCAATTGTTTTTAAGTAGAGTAATGATGCTATGAAGAGCGCTTGTACACTTACTAACATGAAAGTCTGAATTCTGCGCGAAGATATTACAGAGTAAAGTCGAACCGCTTCTTGGTAACCCACCTAGAAAAATATACTCCTTTTCGCATCCAGTATATAGTTTAATATCTTTTTGTATATCATCGCTCATACTCTATAATAAGGTTTTTCGTCAAATAGACAACTTAAAACTTGATCTCCACGCCGTCAATGTGAGCAATCCACTTCCAGTTTTGAGCATTTACTCCCGAAACTGTAATGTCCAAAGTGTCCGCCGTGTCATTCGCGGTGACAACGACATTTGTAAGGGGATTCGATTCAATATCTGTGCCGATTGTATTGATAGTCCCAACGAGAGAGGTTGTCCCGGCAACATTTTTAATGATACCTTGCCGGATGTACTGAGCCATATCCGCGCCGCCCGACACCGCTCCGAAGATGTTGGCTACGAAAGCCATACCTTTGCCGAGACGAATTGGGAATCCCGTAACGGATCCATTTAGCAAAACGACAGGAATTTGGCTGGATGTCTCTACTTGACCGAGCAAATTGGTTCTCTGAGCGCTGCCTGACTCGGATCTAAAGGGAAAGGAGGAGAACGATTGTTCGCCCCACCTCGTAGCTTCGGCCATGTTGCCGTTAGCTGTGGCGAAAGTACTTGTAACAATATTGCCCGAGCCGAATAGGATGGCGGAATGACTGCCGGATCCCGAAATCTGATTTAGGCTACCAATCAATACTGCCGAGCTAGAAAAGCCAGTGATTCGGTTATGCTCACCCCCGGCCATGAAAGAGCGGTCGGCAAGTGTAATGGTATTGTACCGGCCCCCGATTATGGAAGCATGAGTAGAATTGACGACAGAGTTGGACTGCCCCCCGATTGCGGAAGCATGAGTAGAACTGGTGACAGTGTTGTTAAAACCCCCGATTGCGGAAGCACGAGTAGAACTGGTGACAGTGTTGTTTGACCCTCCGATTGCGGAAGAATAAGCGGAGCCAGAAATTTTATTGAGCCGCCCCCCGATTGCGGAAGACCGACTGGAACTGGTGACAGTGTTGCTATAACCCCCGATTGCAGAAGCATGAACAGAACTGGTGACAGTGTTGTTTTGCCCCCCGATTGCGGAAGCATAACTAGAATTGGTGACAGTGTTGCTTACCCCCCCGATTGCAGAAG